GTATATTTTACCGTTTCTAAAATCAATTCTTCCGTTTTCGTCCATATCGGCAGTGAGTATAATCTCCTTGCCTGTCATTTCACTTAATTTTTCAAGTGCAAGTCTTGTACCCTCATCAAGGTTTACCGTTTCCTCGGCACTCTTCTCAACATACACATTAGCCTTTACATTTGAACTTCTGTCTATTCTCGCAAGTTTTTCTTCATTGTTGAAGAATAAATCAGAATCTTTATTGCCCGCCTCAACCGCAAGCATTGCTCTCTGCGGACCGATTGCGTCAATATATTTCCCGTAATATTTCATTGCGGCTACTCTGTTATAACGGGCTCCCATTTTTCCCGCTTCGTATAACTGTGTAAATGTATCTATATAATTATTAATATCGCTTTCTTTGCCTTTAAAATTAACATAATCGCCGTATTCCTGCACAAGCGTGCCCGCACCGTTTGTATCAAAGTTTTTCGCAGCATTCATAAGACTTTGATATTCCGGAAGATTAAAAGTCAAACTGTCTGCATTATATACCCTGCCGTCATCAGCAATAACACGCACCTTATTATCCGCTTCTCCGTAATATCTCGCACTGCTTTCAAATCCTACAATAACAACACTCTTGCCTTTATTGTCTGTTGCCGTAATGCCGTTTTTATGACTGTTGCCAAAGTTATATTTTATATGTTCTGTAATCTCTTCCTTGCTTATAGTGTTGATATTCTCTTCATTTGCGGTAACTCCGTCATTTTTTACATCAGTGTTTTCACTAATCGTATTTTTTAAACTTTCAGCACCGATAAGTTTCATAAGGTTGCCAACATCAACGCTGTTTACCTTGTAGTTCTTGTTGCCGCTCATCTTCTTCTCAATCGACTTAGCAATATTCTCAGCTTTTTCGTTACTACTGTTTTTTGCCTGTTCCAAAAGCAGATTAATGTCAAAGTTCTCACCTGACATAACCTCTTTGCCAATCTCTTCCGCACTCTTTTTCATATCAATATTGGTGTTTATTTTGCCTTTGGCATAACTTATGCCGCTTACCGAACCGCCGAGTACACCGCCGCTTACAGCACCGCCTGCTGCATCAAGTAACACCTGTTTTCCAAAACTTCCTGCGCATTTTGCTGTTGCTTCCTCTTTTGTGTAACCCTCATCAATGTACCCCTGGTATTCAAGTGCTATAGATGACATATTACCGTTAATAATACAGTCTGTCATAGTATTAACAATAGTGGTTAATCCCTCCTCGCTTGCTTCCGTAAACATCTGCTTTCCTGCATTTTTTAAAACACTTTTCAAGCTGTCGGGACTTACCGCTTCAAATGCTTTTAAATTTTCAATACTGAATTTTTCAAAAAACGCCTCCGCAATACCTGCCGCAACACCGGTCATAAGTGCATTAGAGGCTTTACCTGTATTTTCATATGCGTCTTTTGCCGCTGCTGTTCCTGCCTCTGTCGAAAGCAAAACCATTTGCAGACCTGTACCGACACCGGGTACAAGATTGAGCGGTAAGGTTGCAGCAAAGTCAGCAAGGCTCATACCTGTTTGATATAAAAATGACGCAACCTTGCCGGCAGTTTCATTCCCGATATCCGCACCTATTTTGTCAGATACCGTGCTTCTTACAGTATTAACCCTTGCCGCTGCGGTATCATATGTATTAATCCATTGATACTCTCCTGTTACTTCTTCTGCAATACCGGCACCAATATACTTAAATGCGTCACCTACAGAGCCAACGGCATTATCAAGTACACTCCACGCACTCGCACCTACAGGATTGTTCATTGCGTCCTGTTGAATTTTCTGCAAGTTTTCAATAGATGCCTGCTCCTGCATAGCTCTGTCATAATAAGTGTATAATTCTTTCGGATCATATCCCTCGTTTGCAAGATTGTTAAAGTTCTCAACAATTCTTTGTTCCTGCTCAGGAGTGTATTTATTTCCGCTTTTTAAATCAATTCTCACAGCCTCATCATTATCAGACTTTCTCTGTTCAGAATTTTTCTGATAAGCATAATACTGCTGTACAATACTCCTTACCCTTGCGTCACCCTCAATAATATCTTTTGTCTTTTCTTCATACTCTTTTTTTCTTAATTTACTTTCGTATTTGCTTATTTCATTTAGTTTAGAAATAATACTGTCTTCGACCTTTGCATCACTTTTTGATGCAGTAGTGCCATTACTCTCGTTTTCCTTATATATATTATATAAATAAGCATGTTCAGCTTTTGCTTTTTCAATCTCTTTCTTGTAATCCTCACTTGTTGCAAACTCATCCGCCTGACTTTCAAGCCATTGTCTTTCTTCTTCACTTACATAAGGCGCATGCTTCATATATCCTTCATATGTCTTTGGAGTGTCTTTATATTTTTCCTCGTAATACTTTTCTTTTCCTTTGCTTTCGGCAATTCTTTCGGAATCTTGAGCTTCATTCATTCGTTTTTCAATTTTATCGGCACTGTTTTGTAGGTCTGATTGTTTTTGTTGAGCATATTTGCTTGCACTTACATATTGGTAATATACAGACTCATTTTTTACTTTTTCACCCAAAATTTTATAATAATTATAATCCGCCTTTGCTTTTGCGGCCTCTCTCTTGTAATCATCCGCTGTCGCATACTGTGCAGCTTGTTCTTCAAGCCAACGCTTTTCATCATCACCTACATATGCAGCATGATTCATATACCCCTCATAAGTTTTTGGAGTATCCTTATACTTCTGTGTATAATATTCGTTTCGTTCCGACTGCTTGTTTATGCTTTTAATTTGATTTTCAACAATATTGTTACGAACAGTAAACAGTTTCTCTGCACCGGGTAAATATGCAGGTGCATTCTTTTCAAGAGTGTAATGTTTTACTCCGTTGGAATCTTTCGTTCCATTTGGCACAATACTTAAATTACTGTCTTCGTTCTGTACATGATTAAGATTTGTACTGAAAAAATTATTTCTCTGCTTCGCAGGACTTTGATATTTACCTGTCACTATATCTCTAAGCTTTTGATTAAGTCTTTCACTCTCTGTCTTATCAATATTACTAATCATTTTTTCCTCCTATATGTTAATTCCCAATTTGGCAGCAATATACGCTACATCATCTTTAGATATATGGCCCTTATCAAAACCAATCTCAAGCTGCTTTTTCGTGAACGCCTCGTTTGCATACGATACATTTCCGTTTTTATCTTCTTTCTTCAAATAAGCATTAATAAAACTTTCTGCAATACCGTTATTGTACTTTTCATCATCTGATGTAACGCCAATCTTATTGTACAAATAATCTCTTTCGTCGCTGTTAATTCTTCCTGCCTCAAGTGCTCCGTCAATATACGCCTTTGAGTATGTCACATAGTTGTTAATGCCTTTCTCGTCATATTTGTCCCCGTCTTCCTTAAAGTCATTCTCCGTAACACCCATAGCAGCAAATACCGCCTCGGCATTTCTCGTTTTTCCCTTGTTCTCATCAGCCTTTTGCATTTCACTCACTCTCGCAAGCCAGTTGTTGTATGCATCCTGCGACTTGTTGTACTGTATTTTCCTGTCGTTTTCCTCCTCAGCTTGCGCTATCTGCGCTTTGCTGTCTGCACTCTGTGTGTTGTAAATGTATCTGCTGTTTTCAGCGTTTCTCTCGTCCTCAATTCTGTTCTGTTCAGCATTCAGCTTAGTTTCATATATATTGTTGTTAAGCTCGTTAAGCTGTAAGTTGCTCTGTCTGTCTGCAACATATCTGTTATATAAAGTATTAAGCTGATTTTTGTAGTCTTGTGTCAAATCTCTGTTTCTGCTGTATTCGGTACTGTCAAGCTGAGAATATATATTGCCTGCATTAGCAAGCCTGTTCTGTTCAGCGTTATAGTCAAGTTGCGCCATCTGCTTGTAAGTCGGCACTGCGTCGCTCACATTCTCCATCTGCTTATTGGCAACCTCACCCGCCACTATATCCGCATAGCTCGGTTCATAACCGTTTGCAAGCTGTGCAGCTGTTTGTCTGCTTAACTGTGCGCCCGTTTGCGTGTTGTCTTTGTACTGTTCAACATATTTTTGGTAGTCCTTGTCATTGCTCGTATTATAGTCAAATCCTCTGTTGCTAAGCCAGCTGTTAATAGCTGTATCAATCTTATCACCGTAAGAACCACTGTATGTTCCGCTTTCCGTCGCCGCCTTTGCTGCATTGTCCTCAGCCACATCCAAATACTTCATATCTTTTCCCATATGTTATTCTCCCAATCATTCTGCAATTTACCGTTCAAATAATTATAATAAGCGTCATTCTGCCTTTTTGAACTGTCAATACTCGCCTGCGTATCAGCAGAAACATTATTGTGCTCATACTGCTGCTCTGCAAGGTTTCGTATATTACTCAAATTGCTTGTCGCTGCCGACATCTGAGCCTGCCACCTCGCAAGCTCATTTTGGAAGTTACTCATATCAAGGCCCTTGCTTGTGCTGTACTTATTTTCGTAATAGGTCATAAAATCGTAGTCATCCTGCACCTTATCCCTGTATCTTTGATACTGTGCATTATCAAAGCCTTGCAATGTACTTATCTTATTAAGCGTATCCTCCTGCTGACTGCTCCAATTCTGATATGCATTATTTTTCAGAGTCGGTATCTTATTTTGCAGTTCGTCCATAAAGTTGTTATACTCTTTCTGTCCTGCTGCTTGCGCATACGAATTTGTATAACCGCCCGTATTTGCAGAGTAAGCCCCTTGCACATTTTCTTGTTGCGTCGCTCCTTCACGCTTGTATTTGTCGTTATACTGCTGATATTCCGAACTGTCATTTGCATTAAATTTAAATTCATTGTTCATATATTTGTCCGCAAGACTATTCAAAGTATCACTGTAATTACTCTTATATCCGCCGTCTATTCTGTTTTTGTACGAATTAGCATAATTATCTGCTTGCGCTCTTGCCTGCTTTGTTGGCGTGCTTTCCGCAAATGTGGGCGCATTGTTTGCAACATTGTTGTATGCTCTTGTAGCGTCATTCACGCTGTTTGCGTCATAAATGTTATATGCCACTCTCATCGTCCCCTTTCGTGCTTATATTCTTCAAAAAGTCCTCGCTCATATTATCCGTATCAAGACTGTACAGCACTCCCGTAAGCGCCTCGTAAAGGTCTGCAATGTAATTCCTCAGCACACCCGGATCATTGCTCGCAGGCGGAGGGTCAATTCTAAGTACTGCCATTATCTCACCGCACTTCCTTTCTGATATGTAATGTTAATGCCGTATATCTCACAATACCCCACACCTTCGATTTTAAGTCTTAAAAATTCAGCTCTCCTAAGCGGCACAGGTATCACCCTCGGCTTTTTCTCATCGTAATATATCCTATACAGCTCGCTCCATTCGCCGCTTTCGCTAAACCTCGCAAGCACTCTTACCTTCGTGTCCTTTTCAGGCTTAATCCCTATTGCAACCTTGCTTATAAACTTCGTGTCAAAGTCGCTGTCATACATATCTCCGGTTTCGCAGAACCACTCAAAACTGTTTTCAATTTCAAGTTTCTGCTTAGTCAAATATGTCTGCAACAGTGTTACATCTCTTGCGTCAATACTGTTGTCATCATTAACATCAGCTGTTTCAATCTGACTTTGATTTAGTTCTTTCTCAGCTGCTATATAATCTTTAAGTAACTGCAAATCATCAGCAGTTACCACACCGTCATCATCAATATCGCCGTATATTCTGCCTGTACCGTCTTCAAACTCTTTTCCGCACTTTTTTGTATCGTAATACATAATGTTGTCAAGCAAGCTGTTTTCGCTCTCAACACACACAATATAGTTATTCTCATCATTCACATAGTACATCGTATCATTATATGTCGCTGTACAAAGCATCCTTGTATCGTCTTCCTTGTGCCATAAACCTTTCTGCACATCAAAGCAAAACATCTCGTTTCCACCTTTAATGTTTTCAAGACTTACATAATATTTGCTCTTGTGCTTTCCTGCCACAGCGTTTCTGTACTTTTCGTTTCCAAACGCACTTTCCGAAATCAACACAGCCGTACCGCCTGAGTATTGCGCAATTCCGTTTTTCGTTTTATACAGCAGATAATCTCCCATATTCACTACGCTTTGCCTGCTGCCTTTCTCAACTCCGCTAACCCTGTATGTTGTAAGAGTAAAATTAGATGGCTTTGTGCCATATATTTTCAGTGCGTAATTCTCCTTAAAGAAAATAACAGAACTGTTCATCTTTGCAATTCCTGTAAATTCACCCTCAACCCCCACAGTCAGCGCAAAGCTGTCCGTTGCTATGCCGTCACTGTACGCATACCAGTTTTCACAGTCACCGAGCTTGCAGGCATATATCTCATTACTCTTACTTGAACATCCCCACAGTCTGTTGTCAATTTCCATTATCATGCCGGTTTCCAAATCAGGCATAATTCTCTCAAGATTAATTATTCCGCAGTATGGTACACTTGAATCAATACTTGCCTTAATCACAATATAATCGTTAGCCACATCATACAATTTAAAAAATTTGTTATTCAGCGTATCAACATAGCTTGTACCAATGTCCCATTCTGCTTCGCCTACATTGTGCTCTATACCGGATATTTTTACAAAATCGCCGACTTTAAGTCCTGCCCCGATTTTATCAGCACTTATTTTCAAGTAATAGCTTGCAATTTCTGTAAAATGTTTCAACTTGTTATTATAATACTGCGTATTTGTTTCTTCACTTGTGCACATCCATAATTTACTCGGCACACTTTTACATTCCTCAATCGTATCGCCTACTTCAATTTTGCTTATAAACTCTGCATAGTTTGCTCTGCCTTCCTTTCCTTTTTGCTCACTGCTGTCCGCAAAATTAATGTAAGCCGCAATCGACATCACCTTTTTTCTTGGCTTAACGCTTGTGTTAAGCGCAATTTTGTCAATCGAACAATAAAAGCCGTTATACTCGCTGTCCTGCGCAGCCTTGCATTGTATTCCATTATTATGCACTTCAATATCCGTTACAGCGCCGCTGCTAAGGTTTACATACTTTTTATCAGGAAAAATCAATACATTGTTGCCGTATTGGACAAGTTGATGTTCTATTTTTGTATCATACTCATTAATCTCAATAAGTCTGCCGTTGTTGCACAAATAGCCTCTGCTGTCAAGGTAAATAAGTCCGTCATTAGCGCATATCACATTACTTACAATCCTTGCACTTTCTCTCGCAGTAACTCTTGCCCTATTCTTTCTCGGCGAAAGAATAGGAAAATTGTCACCGCTCATATTCTTCATATCCTTAAATTCCGTATACAAAGTAGTGCTTGATGTAGACACTCTCGAAAATCCTGTATTGCTTGTCCTGTTTAAACCTTTAAATACAGTTATCTCACTTGTCGCTCTCCTTATATTGTTAAGCTCCGGCAACATTCCTTTCACCCCTTACATATAATATCTGTTATACCTTGTCTGCCTGTGCGTTCTGTACCAATAGCTTGTAAAGTCATTTAGCAGGTCTTTATACACTATACTGTCATTCACATATCTTTCGCTGTCCTCGTACTCAAGGTCAATCATACTTGCACAAAACGCCTCGTATATTCCGTCATAAGGCGCAGGCACAAGCAGCTCTTTTCCTCTGTCCGTCTGCAAATCATACTTTCCGTACTCTCTTGCAATCTCATTTCCGCCCTCTCTGTTTGCTGCAACATTCAAAACAATGTACATCTCAACCTTATTTATATCTGCAATAATCTGCTCATCACTCACCGCATAATCTCTCTTGAGCCTTTTCACATTGTCAATTACCTGTTCAATAGTCATCAATATCACCCCATACGCAAAACGGACGATAGCCACCGCCACCGTCCGTTTCAGATTATTAGAGATTTCCAAATGGAACTTGTTGTTAAATTCTTTCCTCGGCAATAGCGTCCTCTGCTTCCTTTGCTCTTTTGCTCTGAATGCCGAGTGCAATCGCCTGCTGCTCTTTAGCGTTGTCGATAATTTCCTTTGCCTTTTTTGGAATAGTCACCGTCTGACCCTTTGGAATAATCGACTGCACGCCGTTAATGTTAAGCTCAAGGTTCTTGTTGCTCTTTAGTGAACCCATATCAATATGTGCCTCCACAAGCTCCTCTGCCTCTTCATTTGCCTTTTTCACAAGCTGTAAAAGTCTTTTTTCCTCGGTTTTTTCCCTGTCATCGGCTTCAAGTTTTTCAGCGTCCCTCTGTGTCTGCTTAGTAAGCAGAGCAATCGTTGCTTTCATTTCCTCCTGCTGAGCAAGAATACTGTCAAGCTGTGACTTGTCAATCTCAATCTTCTCACCCTCGGCAGTAACCTTTTCCGCTGCTTTAGTTGCCATCACTCTCACTCCTTACGCTGTAATTTTTGTTGTGCTGAGCTTGCTCGCACTCTCAATTCGCACCATACAGGTCTGTGCAATAATACCGATACCGTGTGTACACTTCCAACCCTGTGTTGCTCTTTGGTCGAGTGGGTCGGTAGCGCCGCCGGAGCCGAGAGGTTTAATTATTGTTTTCATACCCTCGCCCTCAATCTCAAGCACCTCGTACGCCTCTTTACCGAGCAAGAGTGTGCTGTAAACATCAATGCCCTCAGCACCTGCTTTCTTGAACACACAAGACATATTCGACTTCACAAAACGAATGTTGCCAATCATACCGATTTCGCCTTTAAAAATTCTCTCAGTTGCCGAGTATTTTGTAACCTCGATAAAGTCTTTAGAACGCATAAGGTCATACTTTACATTCGGGTGAATAATCGCTACAAAACTGTCGCCAATCGGCTCGGCATTCTGCATTTCAAGGTAGTTTAATCCTCTGTAAAGCACATCAACCGTAAGGGTAGACAGCTTAGTAACACCCTTTCGTGTGGTTACCTCGGTTTCTGTACCGTCACTTGCAACCGCAGGTGCATAAATAACCGATGTACCTGTGTTAAGTGCCGCTGCGTCAATCTCCTCAAGTGTTCGTCCGCTCTGACTTGCAAGCTCTTCTGCGTCATGCACAAGAATATCATCACGGCTCGCAAACTGTGCAAAATCGGTCACAGGAGTGTACGCACCGTACTGGTTTACCGGAATTTCAATGTAATAGAAATTCATCTGATTACCCGGAGGTGTAACACCCTCGGTAAGCGGTGTAGTTGCAGTCGGGTACGGTGTAAGACCTCTGATGTTTACAATACCGCCGTTATGTTTTGGGAATGTTTCCCTCTTGCCAAACTGAGCGTGCACCAGCTTTTCCTGATGGTTTTTCAGAAACACTCTGTTGTAAAACACCGCCTTTTCCGGTGTAAAATCATTGCCGCTTGTTTCCTCAGTGTTACCGTATGCGTTCACCACATAGCCGTTTGAGCGGTTCACACCACCTGCGTCTACCGTAACATCAAAGAGATTTAATTTAATTTCAATAAACTTTTTCATATCCGTTCCTTTCCCGAAACGGCGTCTTATCTCGGAATATGTGCCGTTCCGTTCTTAATGTTCTCTACGAGCGTATCAAATTCACTGTCGCTCATATCTTTTACACTCTTCGCCACAGCTCTTGAACTTCTCTGATTAACATTCTCGCTTATTCTGTTAGCATTAGCCTGCATATGCTTAGTAGCAGCACTCATCGCAGCCTTTGCGCTTCTGTTCACCATTTGCTGCCTCAGTTCATCAGCGTGCGCCATCTCATATGCGAATGTTGTGTCAAACACTTCATCATTTTTGCCTGTGGACTTATTTTTCTCCGTATTTCTCTTAGCAATAAAATCAAGCGCAGCCGTAAATGCAGGATTATTCATCTCTTCCTGCAAATTAAAATCAGGGTAAGTTTCTCTTGTTTTCAGCGCCATGTTTTGCAGTCTTGTATCAAGCTCTGCCATCGCCTTTTCCTGTCTTAATCTGTTAAGCTCTTCCTTGGTTTCATTTACTTCTTTGTCACTGAAATACTTATCCTGCAGTTCTTCGGCAGTCATACCGCTGCCAAGTGCTTTTTCGCTAAAGTAGCTCGAATCACCCTTTACAGCCTCAAGTAAAGCATTAGTATCGTTGCTGTCAATATTATATTTGTTCGCAATAATACTCAAAATCTCATTGTCGGTACTTACTTGATTTTTAAGCGTGTCAATCTGATTTTTTGCTTTAGAAAATCTCTCAGAAAATGAAGTGTTCATCTTCTTGCCAAACTGGTCTTTGTACTTGCCTTTAATTAGGCTTTCAAATTCCTCGTCAAGATTTTCCGCCTGCTGTCTTTCTGTACTTTCAGCCGCAGGTTCTTCCCCTTCCTTGTAGCCGTAAGCATTCTGATAGCTCTCAAGCAAATCATCACTAAGCCCGAGCCTCTGCGCTTTAGCTTTGGTTTCCTGCTTTATTTCAGTTTCCTGTGTGCCTGTGGTCGCACCGCTGCCATCACCTGCCCCTTCTCCGTTTCCGTCTGCTGTTCCTGCACCTTCACCGTCAAAAAGGTTAATAATGACCTTCGTATATTTTTCCATAAGTTTCTCCATTCTCTCGTCTTTCCGAGGTGTCCTACCGTCTTTCCGGCGTGCCGGGCGATAAGCTCCACTCACTCTCACCATTATATTTTAATTATAATATTTCGCTGTTTTTAAAAACAACCCCACCGTTTTTAATTTCAATCTCGTCACGATAGTTTTCCTCAAACATCTCAAGGCCTGTCATAATCGCCTCAATCTTCTGTCTTAACTTAAGCTCAAATACCATTCTTTCGCATACGCATTTAATTTTCACATCGCCGTACTCGTATACAATCTCAAGCTCTTCAAGTCTTGCCTCTGTGTCTTTAACAATCTGCACAAGCGTGCTCACAAGTGCACTTACACTCACGCACACATCGTGCGTACAGTGACCCTTGCATTCAAATTCAAAAACTGCTGTGCTCGGCTGCTCAAAATCAAACTCTATCTGCGTCTTTATCTCTGTCATACCGCTACACCTCCATTCATAACCGCATTATTCCGAGCCTGCATAGGATTTTGATTTACTGCCTCTTTGTTTGCAAGCATTTCACTCATCATCTGATTTTTGTTGTATAGCTCCTGAACCGTCTGCTCAAGCGTCTGATTTTTCTTTATCATTTCCTCTACTTTTGTCTTCCCCTCAAAGCTCATACCCTCAAGAGCAATCAGCGCAGAATCTGCATTCTGCGGATTAAAAAATCCGAGCTTGTAAAGGTTCATCATCATTTCATTGCTTGCAGCCGTTGCAAACGGGCTCGCTTTCTGCGCTTTTACTTTAATGTCAAAAATCGGCATACGGTCAAATATCTGTCCGCTTTCATCTGTCTGCTGTTTCATAAGCTGCGAGTTGTCAAAATCAATGTACTCTGTCTTGTTGTCCTCTCCCGTAATTCTGTAAAATCTCGGTAGAGTGTAAAACTGCCTCATCAGCTCAATAATGCAGCTGCAAATTTCTGTAAATATATGATAACCGCTCTTATTAATATCCCTGCTTATCTTTCCGCCTGCCTCTTGCAGTGCCGCAATAGCCGAACCCGATGTCACACCCGCACTGCCGGCACCGTTGCTTGCGTCATTAGTACCGGTTGTTTCTTTGATTTCATTTATCAGTGCATTGTACATATTCAGCGCACCTGCCGCAATGTCCTTAGTTTCAAACGGCTTTGTTGCGTTCTCAACACTCTGTGCCTCAATAAAATCCTTGCTCAAATCGTTAAGGTCAGCAATATTAAGTCCTGCATTTGAATTAATAATGCTCCTCGTCTGAGAATTTACCTTTATGTTCTTTAGAATATCCCTTTTAAGCTCGTCAAGATTGCTCTGACAGCTCCTGCAAATGTCAACAAATGAAAATCCTGCCGGAGTATCCCTCAGCTTAAACAAAGGATCAAGGAAAAACGGATAAAGCCCATGGTTATACAATCCGTTCGGGTACTTTTCAGGCTCGTTCTCCGTAGCCTCAAGTACCTTTTCCCCGCAAAACTTCACAAAGTGCAGTACGCCGTTTTTCTTGTAGTACCAGTCTATAACCGCTGCTTTACCGTTTTCCTTATTGCTGTTGTCATATGTCCTGTAATTCTCAAGTCCCATTGTACTTGAGCTTACATCTTCAAGCTGTGGATACATCTCCTTGACTTCCTCAAGGTCATAAAGCCGCACATAAAACACATTTCTGCTGTCCTGTATATCCTCAATAAACGGCTCCCAAAAAAGGCTCAGAATATCCGCCTTGCATATTTCTACATTGCCAACGCCATTATCTTTTTTTCCGTTCCATACTACCGCATACGCACCTGTACCGCCGACAAGTTTGTCAGTATTCACATCACTGTAAACTTGTAAAAAGCCGTTGCGCTCAAGTACACACGGCATTACACTGTTCAGTATCTTAGCCGTTTCCTCGTCATCTCTCGCTCTCGGCAAGAAAACAGGTTCGGGAAAATTGTCCATCAGGTCTGCATGTTTGTTCATAATCACATTAAGCGTCTGACCTCCCAGGCGTTTCGGAATCAGTTCATTTCTTATACTGCCGTCCTCACTTTTGTACTTCTTCGGTTTATCGTTATCTGTGTAAAGCAAATTGTATGTATCAAAATTGTTCTTGTACCGCACATCATAGCTCTTCTTACTCGCTATGTAGTCATTAAGTACACTTCTCGCCTTTGCAATCTCTTCGCTGCCAATCGCCTTTGTACTGCCCTGAGCCGCTGCTTCATCGGTTTCATAGTCTGCACCGCCATTTGCCACTGCATTAATGTCCCTACTTTTTACTACCGCATTAAAACTTTTCTTTGGGTGCACACCCTCCGCCTCAGCCGAGTATGTGCGTATCGGCATAATAACGCCGTTCTCATCTCTCTTTACTTCCATTTTCTCCTCCTTATTTCCTAAAAAATATTACTTCTGTCAAGCGGATCAAACTCCGGCACCTGCTCAAGTGCGTTCCTGCGTGGATTAATAACATTCATCATCATCGCATATCTCGCCTCATCATATTGGTGGTCCTCTCCGTCCGTATCAATATCCTCAACATATTTTTCAGAGTACACAAGGTTCGGTATAGTGCGTATAAACTCCCTGCAGCTCTTGAAAATGTAGTACATCGCCACTCCGTCATTATCAAACGCCAGGCGATAATGAAACTGCATTAATCCTGCTATACGCTCATTGTCCCCACGCTCCCAGTAAACGCCGTATTTAGCCATACTTGCCGCAATGCTTGCACCGCTGCCATTATCCGCAAAAATTGCAGGGTCAGCAACACCCATTATTTTCCTACCCTTAAGATTTTCATCGTTCTGCTCAATCTCTCTTATCTCCTGCGCCAGCTTGTCAAAATTCTTTTTAAGTCCTGTATTAGGGCTGTTTTTCGCACAGCCGTAGTATTCTCGTATGCGGTAATACCGACCGTCATTGTCCACAGCGTGCCACCCGACCGAAAACGGCCTTGTATATCCCCAGTCAAAACTGCGTATAATCTTCCAACCCCACGGAATTTTAAAGTCATTAATCACATGCGTAAATCGTCTGTCATTGTAATGCTGCGGATCGTCCGTAAACTCAGTAAACACCTGTCCTTCAAAGCTATCCCAACTGCCGTAAAGGAGTGCGTTCCTTTCCGCCTCGGGGCGGTCTGCAAGCCTCTTGAGGTACATCGGGTCATTTTCAAGCAATTTCTTATTATCAAATACGCTTGACGGTACAAACGCCTTCGATTGCCAATAGCTTTTCAGCGTACCGTCAGGCTGTTTTACCGCTAACTTTTTCCAAATCGTAGTAAACGGCTTTCCGGCAGTAACAAATTCTTTCTTAACCCAACCGTGCCCCACACCTCCGGGGTTGCCTGTTGCCCGTACATACACCCTTGTGCCCGGGCCGCTTGCTCTGTTTCGTGATTTCAAATAGCTGTACTCTTCAAAAGTAAATTGTGTCAACTCGTCAAAGCCGATAAAATCATACTGCAATCCCTGGTATTTAAACTTATCCTGCGTGCGGAAAAGCGACCCGAATTGTACCTTAGCACCACTCGGAAATGTAAATGTGTGCTTCGTGTCATTAAATTTAACATCTGCACAAAGCTGTGTGTAATAATATCTTGCACGCTCAATCAACTGCTCAAGTTCTGGCACTGTCTTTCTCAAAATAAGTCCTCTGTAATTGCCCACATTCACCTGCCGCACTGCCTCAATCACAAGATAGTCCGATTTTCCACCTCCTGCCGCACCTCCGTAAAAGCCCTCATCCTCGCCTCGGCTCAGCATAAGCCGCTGCTTAGGTTGCGGCGTCCAAATTTTGTTTTTAATCATTCAAAATATCCTCCTCGGGTGGAGTGAGCAGCTGCATTTCGGGCAGCTCAATAATATTGATTTCCTTGTTGCTCTCCTCTTGCTCCGTACCTGCAAGCACCTGCTTAATGTTAAGCAAACTCTTCGATATTTCCGCTATACTTTTTGTGTCCACAAGCCCCTTGTAGATTTCTATATCCGTTTCCCTTGCGGTTTCCTCAATTTCTTCTGCCTGCCCTTTATCGTTAATGCCCTCTGTCTTTGTCTTTTTCGTTCTCACAGTTACTTTTTCACGCCTGTCAACCTCATCGATAGCTCTGTTAATCTTTGCAATCAGCTTGCTTGCAGCAGAACATACACGCTCAATGTCGCTTACGGTCTTTCGCACATTCTTGTCATTGAGTTTTTTCGCCACCTTGTCCGCTGCTTTCTTGTGCTGCTTGCGCTTTTCTGCTGCCCATTTTTCTTTTACACTCTTTTTCTGCACAGCAGAAGCGCTCACGCAGTATTTTTTCGCAATATTTGCAAGACTTATTTCGCCCGTTACATATTCAGCTTTGATTTTTTTCCAATCAATTCTCTTTTGATCACTCATCTGCACCACTTTCTTTTTTGCTTTTTGCTCAAATTTAACTACATCTACTTAAATTTTAAAGCAATCTGCGACCAAATCAACCCCACCGCCCTGCTATCCTCTTATCACACGCAACCATTCAAATCCGTCGCACACATATTTCATAAATTTATCATTCTAATAGCGTAGCTATTAATTTTCAACTTAAAACCAACAAAATCAAGCGTAATTTTAAACATTAATTTAAGCGTGCGAAATAAATCACACGCTTTTCTCATTCTTTGTATCTTTCTTCATTCATTTTTGCAATGCAGCACCCACGCCAGCATTTGCAGTTGCAGAAATTAACTTCATATTCTTGCCGCTGCTTTTTCGTTTCAAATTCAAGTGTGAGCTTAACAACTTCCTCACAAAACCCCTCACATTTTATTCTCATATCCCCACTTTTGCAAAAAAATGGGCAAATCGCTTTCGTACTCTTGTCCACCATTTCGTTCACCCCCCTGCACCAATAAGCCGTCCGCAGACAGCTTGTTTATGAAATATCAAATTTTTCGTACGCAAGAGGCAAAAAAGCAAAGTACCAGCTTGCACCTGTTATATCGTTGTAATTATAATTATCATCATCCTTAAGCAAAAAGTATCCGTCAGGAATTTTTATCATTTCACCACGCTCAAGTTTCTTAATCTCCCTGCGCCCTGCCTCTTTTACAGTAACATCAGGCTTTTTAAGACATCTCGCTGTCCTTATCCTCTTTTCTCCGGCCACATCTTTGGTGATGTACTCTGCAAGTTTTTCATAATATCCGCTCTGATACAGTGCAGTAAAGTTTATTCCGTCATACTCCCAATATTTCTCTACAAACTCAAGAGCCTCACGCTCAACAATAATGTGCATATGCCAGTTCTTTCCCAGCTTTCCACACTCCGTAAACGATATGTACTTAAACTTTTTTCCAATTTTGCGAAAAGCGTCACGCATTTTTCTTTTCCATTTGCTTGCAATCTTTTCAAATTTATCTTCCGTAAGCTCCGCCCTTGGCACGCTCAGCCTTACAAAATAGTCACCGCTTGTAAAATTGCAAAGTATAAGCCTCTGCATATTTTTGATTGCTCGCATTCTGTTAGCTCTTTTTTGCTTTTCGGGTGTAAGACTTTGATTTATTTTTCTGCCCCCGTAATTTTTCCCGATTTTGCGAAAGGATCTGTAATATTCAATTTCAGTGAGCGGACCACTTTTTATAGTTCTTTTGTATGTAAACATTATATTATATATCCTTTCTCAAAGTTCGTCACTTAAATAATTGCTTTAGCAGGAAAGTCAAGCGGCTCAATGGCCGCTTTTTTTTTTCGTTACATCTCAATTTTCGCTCTGTTTTATCTCACCATATGCGTCCTTATACGTTTTCAGCTGTCCGCTCAGGTATATGTTCTGTTCAATCGCCTTGCACAAGTTCACTTCATTGCTGCTGTATGTATCATTAAGATTCTTAAGATTTCCATACACAAGGTTCAATTTTTCTCTGTACTTTCTGCAAGCCTTTACAGCTTTTTCTTTTTCATCTGCGAGCTTTTGTGCCTCTTCCGACATTTCATCCATCAACTTGTCCCTGTGAGTAATGCAGCTTTTCAAGTTTTCTATCTCTTCCTTTGTTTCCCTTTTATCAATTCTGTGAATTCCATAAAAGATAAAAGAATAAGCCGCAAATAGTGCAATTACAATAACCCCGTACATTCTCTAACCCACCTTTCTGTAAACGCACTTAATCGCCTTAATCTGATTATCAGTAAGATTAACAATGTCCTCTCTTGAAACGCCTACAAACATCACCGTTCCCTTGTAAACCTCGCCTGTATCCTTGTTCTCAAGATTATCCTTGCCGCTGCCCGAATAAATCATCTTAATTCTGCCTTTAAGCAAGTCCTTGTTTTTGAGTTTCTCACTCCTCAAAAAGTTCTCAATCTCAACCCTGTCAATCATCTCAACCATACCTCTAATCTCGTCCTTGTAGCCGAGCGGCTCTGCGTACTTGAAAACCAGTACCTTTTCCTCTGCCATCGTTTTTATTCCGTCCTTTCTTCCTGTATATTTTTCGTAGCAGTTACACACAACACCTCTGCTCCTCGCTGAGCAGCGTGTAAAATGCCTGCAATTCTCACAGCTTTTCATCTTCACTGTCCGCCTTTAGCTTTATGTACTTAAGCAGTACAGCCGAGGCCTCCTCCCAGCCATAGCAAACAAGCGCCAAATTGCCCTGCTCTCTCAGTCTCTTTATCCATTTTCGCTGCTTTTCAGTCGCTTTGTTGTTGCCCACCTTGAGTTCAATGTAAAGTGCGTGATATTTCCCCCTCGATACAGGCAGGCACAAATCAGGCACACCGGCTCTCACACCTTGCCTTTTAAGGTTAAACGCCTCTTTCTGATTTCTCTTGCCACCATTTGGTACATGATACAGCAAGTCAAGCTGCGGATAAGTATTTCTCGCATACGCAACCCAGTTGAATAGCTTAATCTGCTCATACGCTTCATTTGTCATTCAAGCACCTCCAAATCACCAAGATAATCAGCCACAATTCCGTACGCTATCACCATTCCTTCGCTTATGTAATAATGTTTGTCCTTTCTGCTTTTGCTGTCATTATATCCGCTCATCTTCTCCTGTTCACTTTCTATGAGTTCGGATATTTCAGCTTTTAATTCGTCAAGAGTCATTAATTTCCACTCTCCAATCTTCTTTCAAGCCGCTCAATCTTTTTATGTTTCCATGCACTCACTTCTTTATCGCATTGAAACATCATCTTGCATTGCTCAAGCATAATTTCAACATCTGCTATTTCTTCAAAAATATTATCAACAGATTCAAGTGATATTTTTTCTTTAGTATAATTTAATCTTATAAGGCTTTTACACAAAGCCTGCGACAATTCAGACAACTCTTCGACCGTCTTTATCAACTGATTTTCCACACCGTATGTATTGATTGCTTTATACATAGTCTCTTTTGATGTCATTCTTCTGCCTCACTTTCAGTACCATTTTTCATAAAAAGTAGCCAATGTGTTTTATTCAATTTTCCACTTTTATGTCCCAAAAGTGGAGGTATTGGTGATAATTTAATTATCTCGTTAGTTTTAACATCCGTTTCATTCCATTTAAAAACCAAAATTCCATATGGTTTCAAAATTCTGAAACATTCCCTAAACCCTTGAGATAAATCATCTTTATATGTATGTTGGTTAAGTTTACCGTACTTTTTTGCCAACCAAGACTTATCCCCTACTTTGATTAGATGAGGTGGGTCAAATACTACTAAATTAAACGTATCATCTTTAAAAGGGATATTCCTGAAATCGGCCACAACATCAGGTTTGACTTCAAACGCTCTACCGTCACAAAGAGTATCAGTAAATTTACGGTTATCCATGAAGACTACATCTGGGTTATGTTTATCAAAGTAAAACATACGGCCTCCACAACAAACATCTATGCAATGATGTACCTTCATTCTTCTGCCTCACTCTCAAGCCAATGTTTTATGCAAGCGGTGCAATCATCATCAAAACAGCTTCTGCGAGTTTGACCTCTAAATAATATTTCTCTCATCTATATTCTCCTTTTTGATTTAATATCGCATATTTTCTCTGTGCTTGCTTTAATCTTGCTTCTCTGCAATTCTGACAATAAAGGTGTTCTCCGTGCTCAATAAAATCTTTGCCACATCTTTTGCAAAATTGCGGTTTTAATCTTACAAATGATATACATTCGTCACAGCCGTTTTCTTTTGCTTTACATCCTCTGTACTTGTCCCAGTTTTGGCACATATCTTTTTGAAAATATACATTAAACTTTTTTATTTCGTCTAAATCAGCACTCAAGCACGCTATAAATCTTGACATCAACTCTTTAACTTCTGACTTTTCTTCTGCACTAAGTAAGTTTTTATGTTTTAACTGTTTAGAAGCAGCGTTATCCCCGGAATTACCGTCACCGATAATTGCTCTTACTTTATCAAGTCTTTCTGTTAGATATGTATTGTATACTCTGCCTCTGATTGCTTTAACAGACTTAGATATTTTTTCTGATATAAGTTCATAACTGTATCCGTTCTTAATCATTTCGCCAAGCATCATATATTCGCTTTCGGTCCATTTGATATGATTATCCGCCTTAACCGGTCGCTCTTTGATACCAAGGTCGCATATTCTTCTTTGTATAGCTCCTTCAGTTCTTTTAAGTTTCAGAGACAGTTCTTTGTAACTGTATTTATATTTACTAAGCAATCGCATAAGTTCTTTATCTTCAAACTCACTCCAAGGAGTTCTTTTAAACTGATATGATTTTTTTATATCTTTGCGCCTTTTTTCATCAACCCACTTTGGTTCTTTACCTAAACTGTTCCTCTGAAAGCTGCTGAAATCAAGAAAATTCATATTTTCATATGCCCACTTCCAAAACTCATCTATAAGAATCATATTAAAAGTTTGTTTTCCACGCTTTACTTTGTGTGTTTTCAATCCTCTGTTTTTAAGCCAGGATACATTTTTATATGAATCTGAGTTTATTCCTAAAGCAACAAACAATTGATGTTTTGTAATGTAAATACTATTATCAAGAAAAGCTCCCAGCTTAAGTCTATTAACTTTTTGAATTACAGAACTTTTGCTTCTTTCAAGTTTTGTACAAATTCTTTCAACACTTGAATTGCCCCACATTTCGCACAAACTGTTGACATCATCATCTGTCCATTTTCTTCTCATTTTTCTTAACTCTCTTTTCACTCACAACATCTGATATAATCTTTCCTGCACGCACTAAAGCTGTGTATTCGCCGTAGCTGTAATATGTGTTATGTATTTTGTTATACTTAGCAATCTCAAGACATACCAAATCAAGATGATCAAGTTTTTTCCGTTTCATATCATTTCTCCTTAAATACCAAAAGAGCAGCCGCACCTGCTCTGCAGTAACATTATGCAAGTCAGTATTATATTTTAGGAAGAATAATCAACGAAAGTTGTACTTTCTGATATATAGTAAAGCCGTGCGGAGCTTACTAACTTAATTAAAAGCCTTCATTCATCAAAAGCTTTTCTACGCACAACGATAAGAATTTGCTTACCGTTATGCCGTCTTGCAGCTTACAATTAAGCACTTTTTCCCAGTGTTCAAGATTTTGAGAAGATGTATAGTTGATTGCATGTCTTATTGATCTCTCAACTCGTGAACCCGTCGAAGCAACTTCATTTGCAACATCTTCATACAATTTGCAAAAACTTATATCTTCGCAAGCATTTGTAAGTTCATACAACTTACAAATAGCTATGGTCGAATAGTTGTATCCGTTTAAATTTGGAGTAATTCCGAGTGTAAGCAACAATTTCTTTGCTCTCTTAATAGTTTTTTCCATTTTGATTTCACCTCTTGATTTTTATAAAACTTATTGCTATAATAAATATGTAGATTTGGCAATAAGCCTTACTTGAGCGTTGATCACTGCCCTGTGTCAACGCTCCTTTTTTATGTTTCCACCTCTTGCAACAATCAAATGCTGCCTTTTGCCCATATTTGTATCAACTGTTTCAACAAGTTCTACAGATACCATTAGCTTACCTTTCTGACTTCTGCGGTATATAACTGCATTAATCTTGTCAAAACGCTTTTCAATTACATTTGGCAATTTTAAAATAACCGGCTCTTCTTTTATAAAAGCCTCTTTAATCTCCGCTGCTGTCATTGCTGCTGTCATTGCTTTCCTCCGCAGGCTCAAATACATCCGCTGTCACATACTTAAAACATCCGTCATAAATCAAAAATCTTATGTCATATCCTTGTTTGTTTTGAGCTCTAAAGCGACATACATCATATACTTCAAAGACTTCTGATATATCTTCTTTACATCTGACTTTAAACATATGTACTCCTGTTAAGTTCTTATTGCGTACTTACAGCACTTAATAAACTTCTTGCAGTTCTTAACAACACGCTTAAATCCGACTGCCTTGTTGCAAAGTTTGTGGTTGTCGAGGCTCTCTTTAGTTTCAGCTACATAGTTTAGTATGTCTTCGAGCCTTTCGGCTGTCACTGTATCAAGCCCCTGCAATGTCATTACCTCGCCGTCTTTGATATTAATAAGTATATTTTCCATTACTCAACCACCATCCCGCAAAGTTCCATTAGGTCCACGCTTACCTCAAACTCAACAAATTCTTTATCGACCTTCACCGATAACCTACAGCACATCTCGTCCTCATAGTCAGGGTAACATCTCCTGTACAGTGTAGCCGTTATAAACTCATCATCGTTCTTGTATCTAAGCACTGCTTTGTCATTACGCAATTCAAACTTGCAGTCCTCTGCACTTTTTGCCATAGCAAAGTAATCCTCATTGTCTTTTTCGTATTCACTGCCTGCATATGTCTTTACAAGCTTATACATACTCTCTTTTGTAATAATTGCAATTCTCATAATTAATAATCTCCTTAATTGTTTATTCGTCGCATACCTTTCGTGATTTAAAAAGGTCCGCCATCGGTATGCCGAACTTTTTAGCAAACCTGCTCAACTCCTCAACCGTAAACTTACCCGGGTCCTCAAGCCTTGTGCGATATGTCCCCTCCGAGCAGTGAGCCACAAGTGCCTGCCCTTTTCGGTCAATCTCTCTTATTTCCGATTCATACTGAATGTTTGCAATAAGCAGCCTTTTCATTTTGTCCTCCGGCTTTTTAAGTGGTCTTGGCATTCTCTCCGCCTCCTTATTCTATTTTCTTGCCTCCCCTCTTTTTATGTGCTACTATATTACTGAAAGGAGGTGTAACTATGCGTAATTATGAAATCGATAAATTTGCAGCTGACACTGCAAAAGAAATTGTTGTTGCAATGGCTTCGTCCTTTAATTTCACTGTTGACGCAGAAAGCGGAGAAGCCATTTCAGAGTTTTATTCCGAAATTTTTAACGGTATTGCTGAAACACTCGGTAACTCAAATCTGGATACAACAAATCTCTAAAGAGTAGTAAACTCTTTTAATGCTCTGACGACCTTGGGAAGAACTTCCACTTCTTCCTTTGTAGGTCGTTTTTTATTTGCCACTCTTTCAATAAAATTTACAAGTGAATCAATCACTTTTGCAGCCTGTTCACCTTTCATTATTCCACCTCCTTATGCCGGCTGTTCTGCTTTTTCAAATTGGTAGTCCTTTTACTGATGATAGATGTTAATGTAGAGATAACCGGAACCTTAACCGGTATAAAAAATTAAGAGAAAACTTTACATTTAACTCTATCTGCAATTTGCACAGGTTAAAAAATTGGGAACAAGTATCAACGAAAGGACCGTTGATGCTTGTTTTTTTATCTCAAAAATAATTCTGCCCTTTTGTTAATATCTGTAATATTAAGACATTCGCAAATTTTTATTGCCTCAGATAAAGTAAATTCAGATTTTCCTGTTATCTTAGATGAGAGCGAATTTTGTGTAATTTCAAGTTCTTCTGCCAGCCTTACTTGTGTATATCCGGCTTTTTTTATTTCTTCTTTTAATTTTACCGAATTGATATTAGCCACCTCCTTATGCCGGTTGTCTGAAAACATTAGGATCAATATCAAGAAGAACTAAGTTTAAGTTTTGCCATTTTCTCACCTGCTTTTCGATATTTTATTGCTTTATTACCCAAATAATGTTATTATTTATTTAGAAAGGTGGTGCACATATGAGTGACCAAAACATAAATGATACTGCTTATGGTGTTACAAAAGCTGTTTTAGAATCAGAAGCAGTAAGTAATCTTACAAATCCACCAACAAAAGTTGCAGGTGGTCTGTTAGCCGATTTCATAAACTTAACTGTAGGTGGCATACATTATGCTTCAATAAAAGCCGAATTAAAGCGCCAAAAAAAGTTTGAAGACTTTAAAGCTAACATTCAAAATGGTGTAGATAATATTCCAACAGAACATAAAGTTGAATCGAGAGAATCGATTATTGGACCTGCTCTTGAAAAAGCGAAATACTTTATGAATGAAGACGAAATTCGTGAAATGTTTGAAAAGTTAATCGTCAATTCATTCGACAGTAGAAAAATCGAAAAAATTCATCCGTCTTTTTCTGACATCATTCAACAAATGTCGCCTATAGATGCCCAAAACCTAAAATGTTTTTCAGTTGAAGAAAATTTGCCAATATGCGAAATAATAGAAATATTTGAAAATAAAGGTCAGAAGACTTTGCAAACTAATATTTTTTGTAGTAATGAGTTTTGCGATTCAATTGAGCAACAATCGATTTCTATGTCATCTCTATCTCGCATGGGTTTGATAAGTATTGCATATGATGAATATCTAACCAATGCTGAACTCTATAAGATTTTTGATTTCTTGCCCATAGTAAGATATTATAAAAATTATATAGAGTATCTAAACAAATCAAATAATACTAATTTGAAGATTGAACTTCAAAAAGGAGTAGCAAAACTTACTCCTGTTGGAAAAGCGTTCATTGATGTTTGTCTTCGTCCTTTGCCCACTTAATCAGATCCATAATTTGAGCGTCGTGCTTATCAAGGTAGCTGTCTATTGTTTTATACAAATGGACAGCTATTATTTTTATTGCAATAGTTAAGGATACCACAGATATACACAGATTTGTTAGTATCATAATTATACATAAGTTCACTTTTCACACCTCCTTATGCCGGCTGTTCTGCTTTTTCAAATAGGTATTCCAGTTCATACTTAGGGAACAATCTTTCTTTAATTGAAAAAGCCTCTCCAATAGAAAAGTCGCCTTTGGTTATTTTATTGCGGAAGGTACTCTCAGGCATTCCTATTGCACCTGACACAGATCGCCATGACATTCCATTTGCATTGATTTCTCTGTCTAAATTAGGATACATTTTTAAACCTCCTTTATTTTTAATTTACGCATCTGCGTAATCTTTAAGATAATTATATGTGCGTTTGCGTTATTTGTCAACACATATTTACGCATTTGCGTAAATATTGGTATCTTGCATAAAAAACAATTTTGTTTATTAGCAAATATTCTAAATTAACGCAAATGCGTTATTTTATGTTGATTTATGCAATTTTTTGCTATATAATAATTACAAAGGAGGTACTGATATGGGAATTGGTGCAAAATTATCCGAAATTCTTAAATCACAAAACAGTAATCCTAATGAATTGGCGGATAAAATCGGTATTACATCATCTACAATATACAGTATTATCAAAAGGGATAATATGAAAGTAGATATTTCAGTTCTTGCTAAAATATGTAAAGCACTTAATGTTAAGATGGAAGTGTTTTATGATGAGTATATTTCAGATAATAAATCCAGCTTTCAAGTTCCGTTTACATTAACAGAACACGAAAAAGAAGTAATAACCGCATACAGGTCAAAGCCCGAAATGCAGCAGGCAGTTGACCGACTTCTCGGAGTAGAAGAAAATAAAGTTGTAGGGCAAGTTTTTCGTGCTGCTTGTAACGGCAAAAATCCGGAGTACATTACACTTACGGATGAACAGCGTAAAAAACTTGAAGAGGCACCGTCAACTGATGAATTGTAGGAGGTGAACGGATTGTTTTACGGTGCATATAAGAATGTCAGAAATTCCGCATGGCAATGTTTAATAGATTTTAAAATTAACTCTTTGCCTGTTGATGTTTTACAAATTGCAAAAACGGCAGATATTAAAGTTATTAAAAACAGTCTGATAAATGAATTAAAAGAATCTGAACTCGGTGCAGCTCTTTGTGACGGAGATAAATGGTACATAATATATGACGACACATTATCCTCATCACAAAAAAGATTTGTCGTGGCACACGAACTCGGTCATATTTTCTTGGGACACAGGCTCAAAAACGGTCACTTTGTTCACGATAACTATAAGCTTGAAAAAGAAGCTAATTCTTTTGCCTCAAAACTTCTCTCACCGGCATGTGTATTATGGGGATTAGATTTACATTCAACAAATGAAATTTCAAAACAGTGTAACCTTACATCTCAACAAGCCGCTGCAAGAGCAAGACGAATGTCTGTTTTATATAAAAGGCAAATGTTCCTTAAAAGTGACATTGAAAAGAAAGTATATAAACTGTTTGAAGATTATATACAAAAAGAAATACACGCCTGTTAAACAAGCGTGCATAACGTAACCGCTAACGAGCGGTATATTTTTTAAATTTCGATGTGCGAATAATTAACATTTTATTTATGGAGATATATAATGGAGTTGTCAACAGTTTTTGGTTTTTTTATAGGTCTTTTTATATTAATTCTCATAATTCGATTAGTAATCTATATTCAAGATAAATGGAACGAGCCAAAAATAGAAATAAAAAATTTAAAATCACAAATCAATGAGTTAGAAACACAAATCAATGAGTTAGAAACACAAATCAATGAGTTAGAAAAAGAAATTGATACTTTAGTTGATCTATCCTCTCTTTTTGATAATAGTCTTAACAAAAGAGCCGCACTTACGGAAATATTAAATAGCCTTTCCAAAAGTGATAATATAAATACTGCAAAAGAAATAATATTGTTAAAAAATAGAATAGAATTTTTAGAATCAACTCATTCCAATCTGACTGCAATTCCGTATATGTCACAAATTATGGCTGATTACGAAACATATGGAATAGAAAAATTAGCTAAGGAATTAGACTGGGGTCAAAATGTACAGCGTTTAAGCAAAGTAAAATCAATTAGAGAAATACGAAAAGACGCTCAAAATATTGTAGAAAAAAATAAAGATGCACAGTATCAACTTGCATACTTATTCACTCTTTATCCTGCACTTAAAGATGTAATTGAATGTGATTTCAACCAACTTCCACTAATTAAAGTTGATGAATTAAAAGAATATGATACAACAAAAGATTATTTAACAGAAGATGAATATAATAATCTAAGCACAACTGAAAGAAATCAGCTTGCATTAGACAGATACAAAAACTCACACAATAAAAGCAAATGGCAAATAGGGCGAGATTACGAACTTTACATTGGTTACCGCTATTATATAAAAGGTTACAGTATTGATTATTTTGGCTCTTATATGGGATTGGAAGATTTAGGCAGAGATATTATAGCCACTAAAGATAATGTAACACTTATTATCCAATGCAAATATTGGAGTTCCAAAAAGCTGATTCATGAAAAGCATATTACTCAGCTTTACGGAACAGTAGCAAGCTATTGTATCGAAAACAACCTTAAGCAAAAAGATGTTAAAGGACTTTTTATAACCAACATAGAGCTATCAGATACTGCTAAAAAAATGGCTAAGTTTTTAAAAATTGATTATAAAGAAAATGTCCCTAAAGGTGACTATCCTTGTATAAAATGTAATATTGGTCACAATGAATTTGGAATAACTAAAATATATCATTTGCCATTTGATCAAAAGTATGATGTAACACAAATAAAAAATGAAGGTGAATTTTTCGCAATGACAGTAGCCGAAGCAGAGCAGGCAGGCTTTAGAAGAGCTTTTAAATGGTTTGGCAACAATTAATACACGGAGGAATTAAAATGTTTCTAAGTTTTGTAAGCGGATTCTATTTTTATGGGTCGTTGTTATCTCCTTGTTTTCTTATAGGTTCATACTTTGATATAAAAAATTTGTGGTTAATTATTCCTGTATTATTAGCGGTAATAGGAAAGCACCTGACAGAAGAGTATTATTTATATTGGCTTCCGTCAATTTACAGCGGTGTTTCAATAGCAATTGCAGAAATTAACACACTCTTTTTTATGCCAAAATCATATTATGACTATGATATGTATATGTATCTTGGCATTATTACCATTATTCTATGGTTTGTTTTAGGTGCACTTTATTATTACGCAGTCCATAAATATGAAAAATAATAGTATCATTATTTGTATTTTAAAATTAAAATGTGAGGAAAAACAAATGAGTAATAATGAATATAATATATCTGAAGAATTTAAATAAAACCGAGCAAAATAAACAGAACTAATAAATCTATATTTTATTACTCAGATGTGAGGTTACAACTATGAATGAATTAGAAGAGTATATACATATTCCAAAAATAAGCAAAAACATTAATTTTTGGATGTTAAGAACTAAAAGAAGTGCCTTCTATTATGAGTACATAACAAAAGGCTATATTGCAATAGGTTGGAATATTGTATTAAAGAATAATATTAATAATGAGGAAGATAGATTAAAAAATAAATTAGAAGAATTATATCCCGAAAAGCACCCCAAAACATCATTAAATAAATGTCATAAGTTTATATTTGACTTAAAAGAAAATGATATTGTTTTAATTATTGGGGATTATGAAATAACCTTTGCGAAAGTAGGTAAATATTACGAAGAAAGCAATTCTAACCTTAACTATATAAGTGAACTTGAAGCACATAAGCAAATTGAAAATAATTTACATAAGACAAACGATATATTATGCCCATATGTAAAAAGACGAAAAATTGAAATAATCGGCAAAACAAATATCTATGCTCTTAATCCATACTTATCTAAAGCTATTTACAGTAATCACCACAGTCTAAGTTCGCTAAATGATTATGCAGAACTCATTCTAAATGCCTGTTACGGAATATATGTAGTAGGAAATAAACTATCTCTTACTTTTCATATTGATTCAGAAGAAAAAATAGACGCAATCAGTTTTTCAAATTTTACAAGCTATTTGATATATCTTTTCAATAAAGAAAATACTGACATAAACCTAACAACAGCTCTTAATTCTCCCGGTGACATATCTTTTCAATTTATTTTTGACGGATTAACATTTATAAAAGATAATTTGCTATATATACTTGTAATATACATTATGATTTTTGGAGGAAAAATAAAATCCAAAAAAACCAATTTTGAAATAACAGGACTATTATGGCACATAAAAAAGATATATAAAAAAATAAAATATAAAGAAATAAATGAACTAAAATATGAAAACGAAAAAACTAAACAAAAAATCACAAAAAAAGAATTAGAGATTAAAGAGTTAGAACTTAACAAAGAATTTGATCAAATGATAAAAAAAGCAGACGAACTTCAACTCTTGGATTCAGTACAAAAGCTAAATGTCCGTCCGGCAAATTCAAATATTATACAAATAGAAAAATTTATTCAAGACAACGAGGATAATACGGATGATAATACTTAATTGTAAAGTATATAACTAACGGCAAAAAAGCACATTCCCATACACTTACAGTAAAATCATTATCAATACTCAAATTTACAATTAAAGCAATAATATTGAGTATAAGAGAAAAAATAAGCAAAATGAAAATCATATATGAAAGAACCCCATAAAATGTTCGTAATTTTTTTTTCATTTACTCCACCTCCTATTATAATATTATAACACTTTTATCAATTTGTAAATACAATTCAAATAAAACGCACAAAAGAAGTGAGCAAATGCCTTTTAATGAAAATTTAAAATTGCTAAGAACCAAAAACAAATTGACTCAAGCTGAATTAGGTAAAATATTAAATTTAAGTCGATCAACAATTTCAAATTACGAAGCAGGAAAAATGCAACCTTCAATAGAAACAATAATTGAAATTTCAAAATATTTTAAAATAACTATTGATTCACTTTTAAAAGATGAATAAAGTTTAACCATATCACTTTCAAAAATTCAAACCATAAGGAGTTGATACCGTGGCAAACGCAAAAAAATTAAAATCAGGCAACTGGCGAGTACTTGAATATGATTATACAGACGAAAACAATAAACGGCATTACAAGTCATTTACCGCCTCAACTAAAAAAGAGGCAGAATATATGGCAAAGGAATACAGTCATAACAAGCAAAGAGGTGCTAAAACATACAATGACCTCACCTTGCAGGAAGCATACCGCCGTTACATAGACAGCAAGTCATCGGTTCTTGCCCCTTCAACAATAGACGGCTATGAAAAGAATTTGCGAAACGATTTTAAAACGCTAATGCCTATGAAGCTGAGTAATATAAATCAAGAGCATATTCAGCTTGCTGTCAACGAGATGTCAGCAACAAAATCGCCTAAATCAGTACGCAACTCCCACGGACTGTTGTCTGCGGTTCTGCGTGCATACAAGCCTCAGCTAATTCTTACTACCCGCCTACCGCAAAAAGTAGAGCCTACATACACAATTCCCACTACAGAAGAAATCAATACTCTGCTCGCCAGCGCAAGCGATTTCATAAGAGTGCCAATTCTGCTTGCAAGCTCCGGCAGTCTTCGCCGTTCCGAGGTGTGTGCCCTAACTCTCAACGATGTAAGCGACCTCGGAGTAACGGTAAATAAAGCAGCTGTCTATGACAAAAACAATAATGTCGTAATAAAGCCGCCAAAAACGAATGCAGGTAATCGCTTTGTTCCCTTGCCTCCTCACATCATAAAAGAGGTCAAAGAATGGAAATACTTTGGTTGCTCTCCGGCAAAGCTATCTGACTCATTCAACAGACTTGTACAACAATGTAATGTGCCGCATATATCCTTTCACAAACTACGCCATTACTTTGCTTCCGAACTCCACGCCTGCGGTATCCCAGACAAGCACATAGCTCAAATCGGAGGTTGGAAATCTGTTGCAGTACTGCAAAATATCTATCAGCACACTCTAAGAGATAAGCAGGAAGAAATGAATAAGAAAATCATAAACATTTTTCAGAATAATTTTACCGCTGATTCAAGCAATCTACAAAACCAAGCATAA